TAGTACCAAACATCATTGATTTTCTCCCATTTGTTAGTTGGGTATGAGCCGTCTTCACGAACCCACCACCAACCGTACTGGTTCTGTTGCCAGCCGATTTCGACTTCTTCAGGTGGCACGATATAACCAACGATTTCACTTACAGAGCGCTCATTGTAGCGACAAGGGCCACCTACTTCAAGGTAGTCCCAATTGCCATCAATATTCTGCTCAATCGTCTTGATGGTATATCCGTCTGAGTCCTCATAGACAAGACCTGTATGCCCGTAGTTGACACCGTCGCCAGCTACGTATGATTTCACGAAGAACCAACCAGCCTTTGGATAGTCAACATCATACACGACTTTCAGGCCTTGTGAACGTGCTGACTCAAGCAAGTCGTAGGCATTGCCCCAAAGGGTCACACCATACCAATGACGAAGCCCGTAACAAGGTACGTCAGCACATTGGAAGCCATAGGCTCCATCATTATCCACTCCATCGCCAGCGTTAGCCTTGTCGATGAAGAATTGAATCATTTCCTGTTTTTTAGACATACCTATTCCTCACTTGGTTTCTTGTATTCAAGCGCTCGTGTGCTGTCTGTGATTCCGCTAGTCGTCGGGTCATTGACCAGACCGATAGCAGTCAAGAACACGAATACCGCATTGACAAGCAGAATCAGCTTGTTGCCGATATCACCCAAATCCAGATGATATCCAAAGACTGCTGCACCAGCTTGCAAGACAAGCAAGAAGGCTGGGATTGCAGTTAGCCAAAAGAATTTATTTTGTAATCGTAGTTTCCAGTTAATCATATTGTTTTCCTCTCTAATCATATTCTAAGAATGGACGCATCTTGTCCAAAATGACCGGATACATCTTCTTATTTCCTTCTGCAGTAGGATGTAGACCGTCTCCAATGAAACGATTTCTGACACTCTCTAAGACAGGATTTAAACCTGACTCATTATGCAGATCAACACAAGGGATAGCGTACATTTCAGATACTTCTTTCACTGCTCTAACATAGTCTTGTAACAAGTTTCCTTTGTTATTTGGTGTTGTCTGAGCATTCACCCAAGTCGTACCACCACCTCTAAAATATCGTTTCAGAGGTGTCATTGTCATCACTTTCGCATTTGGACGATTGACAGCAAGCCATTCAAGAATGTACTTGTATGCTCCATAGAACGAACTTGTCCCTGTATCTGTAATGCTTCCTAAAGTTGCATTATTCCCCCAGTCATTCGTTCCTCCAAAGATAACTACAATGTCCGCATCAGCTGGAATTGTATCGAGTCTGTTTACAAACGGCTTCAATCTATCTGTCACATAACTTGAAGTACAGACAGAGGTTCCGCCAATCCCTAAATTCGTGACTATGCTATTAATACCGTTGCTTTTACACCAGCTATCAATGTAGCGGTGCCATTGCCAACCTCCAGCGTTAACACCTTCAGTAATCGAATCACCCAAACAAGCAATTTTTTTGGTCTTTGTCGTTTTACTAAAAGTATTGATGTAGTAATTACCTGCGTTGTTGTCGTAATAACCAAGCAATACATCGTTGGTCGTGTTAACCTCGCCCTCGACAATTCGTTTTTGAGCCTTGTTAAACACGATAAATCCTGCGCTACCGTTAATAGAGACCTCTTGAGCATCACACCAATAATTAGACTTTCCGACTTTCACATTACATTTTGGGAAAGATAACTTTTTTAAAGATTTGTTGTACACGATATTCCCGTTAGGGATATAGATGACTGTATTGCTATAAGTCGCTATTTCTTCAGTATCCAGACCACCACTTCCTGAGTTTGGACGACTCTCTAACGTTAAAATCCTTTGTTTTAATTCGCTATCGTTGTAATTGGTAGGCAGTATTCTCTCACCAATTCCTTGGACAGAAATGCTAGTACCACTAACAGCAGTCACTTTCCAAAAACCTTGGTTCGTACGAGTAGCACCACTCCAGTAATCTTCAATAATATCTCCGACTTTAATACCGTCAGGGTTCATGATAGCGTCTGGTGTTATTGTCCTATTAACACCAACACCGCCTCCGGAAATATCACCTTTGGCAATGCGATATGTTGGTGTATTGTTATCTGGACGACTCTCTAAAACAGTCAATCGTTGCTTGATTATAGAATCGTCATACGGAATAGGTAATTCCGATTTCTTAGCGTACCCTTCAAGAGATTGATGTTCTGTCAGATAATGCTTCTCTTCAAGTTCTTCATGCGTGACAATCTGAGAATAATCTATCTCAGTTGCCTCATGAAGTTCTTCTTTAGTTGCGTAACGTGTCTTGATATCCTTGATATCCTTACCGATTTCCGTTGCTAGATTTTCAAGGTTATGCATATCAATCACGCTTTCGCTTGGTTATAAGTTGCTACTAAATCAAGATTGGCAATTTCATCTACACGTCCGCTAACTTCTGTTACTTTGCCGAGAAGTGCGCCGTTTGCATCTTGATCCATGTTCGTGATTTTTTCCGCAATCTCTTTCAATGTATCAAGATTTTCAGGCACTGACTCGCCCAAAATTTCAGCTTTAACTTCTGATTTAGCTTGAGTGACTGCCTGAGAAATAGCTTGCGTCATTGCCGAAGTCTCTACTTTAGTGCTGACGCTTTGCTTCACTTCCTTGACATCTGCTCCGACCGCTTGTGCGAATGCTGTTAATTTTGTTGTGTCCATGTTATTAAACCTTTCCTAAATTGTAGTAAAAAAGCAAGTCAGGGATTTCCTGACATGCCCCACCTTCGCTTACATGTCGTTCTGCAAGCTGTTTCTTAACTTCTTCAACGATATCTAATTCCTTTAATTTATAGATATCTTCCGTAACCAATTCTTTATCTGAGTCTTCAATTTCAATATAAGTATCTCTGTCGCTTGGGAAGATATACCCTCCAACCGAGATTTCCACTCGGTATTTTCCGCTTGGTAGAATACTGTCTAAATTGAAATTGACAGAATGGCTAGTGACGGGAGCAGTTGTCTTCCACCTACGTTGTCCCTTTGTTAGAGTAATAACCGCATCTTGACCCTCAAACAAGGTCATGACACGATAATTCTCGTCTAACAACTCAAACCCAAAGGTGGAAGACAAATCCCCTTGTTTAATAAGGTCGCCACCATCAATTCGAGCCAAATTGGTTGTATTAACTCTACGATTGTTACAACCCATTCTGCGCCCCTTTCTAATCATCTATTAAGATGCCTTCTTTGATATCCAATTTCTCAAAATCGCTAAATAAACGATCTATGTAGCCGTTACCTCCTAGAGTTTTGTAGCTTTTATGCATACTTTCTACTAGGGAGAATTCATCTCTAGAGGTATATCCTCTGTTAATAGCCTGTCGCATATCACGGCCAAGGCGCAACTTCATAGTATTTAGATGCGCCTCATCGTGAATTTTTAATTTTTCTTGCACTTCGTCGATTTTGGAATTGCTATCTTTAGCGGTAGTCTGGACATCTTTAATCTGTTTCTTAACATCGGTTAGTTCCGAGACGATTTTCTCCGTCTCTTCTTTGGCTTTTTTCGGCAATTTGTAGCTAAGCCAAGCGATGATAATTGGTGAAGCCGATGGTAGCACGTTCATGAAGAAATGTTCTATCTGTTGTAAGACGTCCATAGTTACCCCCGTTATTAGTTAGGCGCAACTGTTGTAGCAGAAGGTTCTGAAACTGTAGGAGTCACGGTAGTAGCCGTAGAAACTGCAGCTGCTGGAGCGACAGTAGGCTCATTCGGTGCTTTCGGTACACTAAACTTCCAAGTTGCTAGTACGCCATTTTGGTAAGGTGTTCCTTCAAGTTGAGCAAGGGTTTCTCCTTGGTAAGTAAACGACTGATTAGTTTGAATCAGAATGCGTTTACCTTCTCCGTTAATTTCAGCGTGACTTGGATCTTCAACCGCAAAGATTGCACCAGGCTCGTAAACTTTACCGACTTCAGCCAGAGGGAAGAGTTCAACCATTTCTTTATAAGTCGTACCGTAAGATACTTTTTCGCCCATGATAGAATCTTGAGCCATCACTCGAACCACTTTATTAATGCGGTTCGCAAGTGCTTCAAGATCATTCTGCTTCGCTTCTGTTTGAGTCGCTTTCTGCTCTGTCTGAGCCAATTTTTGTTCAGTTTCTTGAAGTTTAGCCTGATTTTCTTGCAGTTTCACTTGCGTTTGTACAATAGCAGATGTAGGGTCAAGCTCTGCACGAACTTGCTCTAGGACTGCTTGAATGATTTTCTCATCAGAGTCGCCTAGGCGGTCTCCATCAAGTTCACGAGTGTAATACGTGAAAGGCTGTTCCTTACGGATAGTTACTACTGTTTTGTCAACTCGAAAAAGTTTGTTTTCTACTAAAAATTCCATGTTATTTACTTCTTTCTATAATTTATTTTTTTATCCACATAAAAATATTGCAGTAATTCTGGTACGGAGGTATCGGTGGTGTTGTATGACACAAGCCATCTTTGTGATTAAAAAACACTTCTGAAGCAAAGAATGAACCTGCAGGAGAATTGTTTTTGTATTGAGATACAACCATGTCGGATTTACCATAAAGCGCTGGCAACGATTCTGTTTCGCCACCACGCTTCGCAGGCAAAAGAGATGTGGGGATTCTAAAGATTTTTTTGTCGTACATCGAATTATTATTTGGAGCATTTTCTAGCGAATTTCCGTCAATTGCATATTTCAAAATTACGACATTACCAATGACATAAATTTTATTATCGCCTTCAAGAGCGAACCTAGATGGTCTTACACCACTCTCAAATTCCAAAGGAATGACTTTCATATCCAGCCTGGGCAACACCTGCCAACTTCCCCAAACACCATTGACTTTGGTTCTAACCGCAGTAAATGTATTTGCGTTGTCTACTGCCTGCTGCATGACGTTTTGGCCGTCGATTTTGGTTACAGTAACATAGAGCGGAGAACGTGAACCCTTTGGTGAATTCGTCAGTCCTGCTCCTGTATACATGCCCGATTCCACATAGCTATCCCAGTTTCCTGTAGCAGCCTTAGCACTGCCATTGTCATTTGTCAGTTTGGTTAGTTGAGCATTATTCCATCTGTTCTTATCCACGCTTGAAACATGAATAGTCGAATTTTGCGAATGAGAATTAAACTCACTCTTGCTCGCTTGTTCAACATTGGACACATTCCCTAAACCGACTTGAGACTTTGTAACACCGTGAGGGTTGTTGCGGTTCCCTGTGTGGTCAGTCAACGCACGACCATCTGCCTTACTATTCCAAGAGGTTCTCTCTTGTTGAGTAATGTGTTTAGTCGTATCTCTTGCGTGAGCGTCAAAATCGGCCTTGCTGGCTTGTTCTACGTTTGTCACATTTGCTAGACCGACTTGCTCTTTCGTCACATTATGCGGATTCTTTCGATTAGTAGCGTGAGC